TACTCAAAAATGGGCAAGTAGATATCAAATACCACATGTCCCAAATCCATCATTCCGTTTAGGATATTCTGCAGCAGCAACATCAGCACTTGCAAGACCTGTTGTTCTAAAGGCAGCAAGTTTAGGAGTATCACTTGAAGGGCAGATTACATCTGCAAAACCAAGTCAATCATATTCAGTAGTTGTTCCAACACAAAGAAACAAAGATATTGAATGGCATTTGATGTCTTTGAGAAATAACTGGAACCAAGGAACTTACAATAATACGCAAGAAGTTCAAATTGAAAACATAAGTACCTCATTCCAATGCACAGATCCTGTAATTGTTAGAATTTATATTCTAAAACAAAGTATATTAACAACAACATCTAAATATTCTCCAATTAGTGGAACTTATTTGACTAGCGATGTTGATACTACACAACAGATTGATAGTACATTAGTTACAACAACTCCTGCGGTTTCATTTACAATTGCTCTAAGTGGTTCTGTGGAATATGATTTGAGACCTTATAGAATTGTTCTAAGTCCTGGATATATTATGACGATTACCTTTACTAGTTCAGCAGCAATAAACAAAGGTGCTGCTTCCGTTACTTGGAATCCTGAATAATTATGACTATTATTTTTTTAAGCACAAACTCAATATCCAGAAGTGCATTAAGTTTAACTTGGAATACTGATTGATTATGCCAATTGAAGATATTCAACTAAAACAAGGAGATGCTTATCTCTCAAATCCAAATTTAAAAAGAGCTAATACTCCTATTCAATGGTCTCAGGAACAAATTATAGAGTTCCTAAAATGCAAAGAAGATCCTGTATATTTTGCAAAGAATTATATTAAAATTGTTTCTCTTGATCATGGATTAGTTCCTTTTGAACTTTACCCATTTCAAGAAAAATTAATTAATAGATTTCACGAGCATCGTTTTAATATTTGCAAAATGCCTCGTCAGACAGGTAAATCAACAACCTGTGTTTCATATTTGTTACATTATGCAGTATTCAATGATAATGTAAACATTGCAATTCTTGCAAACAAAGCATCAACTGCTCGTGATCTTCTTCAAAGATTGCAACTTGCATATGAAAATCTACCCAAGTGGATGCAGCAAGGCGTATTGCAGTGGAACAGAGGTTCTCTTGAGTTAGAAAATGGATCAAAAATCTTAGCAGCTTCTACCTCAGCATCAGCAGTTAGAGGTGGATCATATAATGTAATCTTTTTGGATGAATTTGCATTCATACCAAATCACATTGCTGATCAATTTTTTGCATCAGTATATCCAACAATATCTTCAGGTAAAAGCACAAAAGTTATTATAGTTTCCACTCCACATGGGATGAATCATTTTTATCGCATGTGGCATGATGCAGAAAGAAGAAAAAATGAATATATCCCCACCGATGTTCATTGGTCAGAAGTTCCTGGAAGAGATGAAAAGTGGAAACAACAAACAATTGCAAACACATCAGAACAGCAATTTAAAGTTGAATTTGAGTGTGAATTTTTAGGATCCGTTGACACATTGATTGCTCCAAGTAAACTAAGAAATCTTGTATATGAACAACCAAAAACCAGAAGTGCGGGATTAGATGTATATGTCGATCCAATAGAAGAACACGATTATTTAATGACTGTTGACGTTGCTCGTGGAGTAGGAAATGATTATTCTGCTTTTGTTGTTACAGACATAACACAGTTTCCACATAAAGTTGTAGCAAAATATAGGAATAACGAAATAAAACCAATGCTATTTCCTAGTGTGATTGATGAAGTTGCAAAAAGTTATAATGAAGCATATATTTTGTGCGAGGTAAATGATGTTGGAGATCAAGTTGCTAGTATTCTTCAATATGATTTGGAATATAAAAATTTGCTCATGTGTTCTATGAGAGGTAGAGCTGGACAAATTGTTGGGCAGGGTTTTTCTGGAAAGAAAACTCAACTTGGAGTAAAAATGTCCAAGACCGTTAAGAAAGTTGGTTGTCTTAATTTAAAGACAATGATTGAAGAAGATAAGTTAACTTTCAGTGATTATGAAATCATGAGTGAATTAACAACATTCATTCAAAAGCATAATTCATTTGAAGCGGAAGAGGGTTGTAATGATGATTTAGCAATGTGCCTCGTAATTTATGCTTGGTTAGTTGCGCAAGATTATTTTAAAGAACTTACCGATCAAGATGTTAGAAAAAGATTATATGAAGAACAAAAGAATCAGATAGAACAAGATATGGCTCCATTTGGGTTTGTTTCTGATGGTTTAGATTCATCAAGTTTTGTCGATGTTGATGGTGATAGATGGTACGTTGATGAGTATGGCGACCGTGCATATATGTGGGAATATATGTGATGGAATTTGATGATCAGATTAAATTAGGTCATTTAATATTTGTAGATAGAAGATGTAGAGTTTGTGGAGAAGTTAAAAATTTAATTGAAGAATTTTATAGAACAAGAAAAGATAGAGGGGGTGTTGCATCATCATATTCTTATGAGTGCAAAGATTGCACGAAAAAAAGAATAGTTATTAGTAGAATAACCACAGCAGTTCTTGATAAATGGGAATATCCCGACTGGTAATCGTTCACGTCAAGTTTCCCCTATGTAAAGTGTCTTTTTAATAAATATTTTTTAGATAAACTGAGATTACGGAGAAAAACATGGCGACTCCTCAATTATCTCCTGGTGTACTTACTAGGGAAGTTGATTTAACTGTCGGGAGAGCTGAGAATGTTTTACAAAATGTTGGAGCGATTGCAGGACCCTTTTCAATTGGTCCTATTAATGAGCCTACCACAATTAAAACAGAACAAGAATTAATTAATACTTTTGGAAAACCATTATCAACCGATGGTCAGTATGAATATTGGTTGAGTGCATCATCTTTCCTTTCATATGGTGGTGTTCTTAAAGTTGTGAGAGTTGATAGTGCTACTCTAAACTGTTCAAATGCTGGTGTTGGAGTTGCTAATACAACAGCAGTATCAGTTAATAACTATGATGATTATCAAACAAATTGGTCTGGTACTAATGTAGACTATACATATACATCAAAAAATCCAGGATCTTGGGCTAATAATTTAAAAGTATGTTTTATTGATGATTTAGGGGATCAGATTCTTGGAGTTACAACTTCAAACCTATCTAATTTGGGAGCAACAATTGGGGCAGGAGTTACTGCAGCACTTACAGCAAGTATTCCGCAATCAGATGGAACCCTAATAACCTTCAACGGTTATTTAAAAGGTATTGTTACTGGAGTATCTACAGATATTTCAGGAAACCTGGCGAGTAAAGTAACAGTTAAAATTACATCAAGAGTTGATAGCACTGGAGTAGAAACAAAAATTTCATATGGAAAGGATACACTCTATGCTGCGTTTCCTATCAACTGTCAATTAAAATTTGTAAACTCTGCTGGTTCTGTAGTTAATACTGGCGTTTCATGTGCATGTGCTAGTGCTAATGATTGGTATGATCAACAAACTCTTGGTCTAACCAATAGCACATTATATTGGAAATCTATCGCACCAAAACCAGTATCTAGTAATTATGCATTAAAATCAAACTCTAAAAATGATACTCTTCATGTTGTTTTAGTTGATGATACTGGAAATGTTAGTGGTGTAAAAGGAAATATTTTAGAAAAGCATTTGAATTTATCAAAAGCTGTTGATGCAATTTCAAATGAAAATGCTCCAACAAAAATTTGGTATAAAGATTATCTTGCACTGAATTCCCAATTTGTCTATGCTGGCAGAAATCCATCAAATGCAGCGGATAGTTACTGGGGTACTTACCCAACAGCAACTGGATTTACAACATATTCGGGAGTACCATCGGCATCATTTACAGCAATATCATCTTCAAATGGAGTTTGGGGACAAAAGGCGCAAGATGTAACATTTAGTACAATTGGTAATGCTACTTATACTTTAACTGGTGGAGTTGATTATCAAGCAGGTGGTGGTATGTCTGCACAGCTTGCAGATGTTGTCGCCTCGTATGATCTATTCTCAAATAAGGATCGATATGCTGTTGATTTTATTTTGGGAGGTCCAGGATTTGTTGTTGAAGCAGAATCACAAGCAAAAGCTGCTAAACTTATATCAATCGCAGATTCCAGGAAAGATTGTATAGCTGTTATTTCTCCACATTCTGCTGGTGTGCTGAATATCACAAATTCAAGTACTCAAACTCAAAATGTCGTTGAATTTTTCTCAGGAATTAATGCATCAGTAACATCATCATCTTATGCAGTATTTGATAGTGGTTATAAGTACATGTATGATAGATTTAACAATACATTTAGATATATTCCATGCAATGGTGACGTTGCTGGATTGATGGTTAAATCTTCATTGAATTCATATCCATGGATTTCTCCAGCAGGTCAGCAAAGAGGTATACTCAATAACGCTATTAAACTTGCATACAATCCATCTAGAGATCAAAGAGACCTTTTATACACTGCAAGAGTAAATCCAATCATCAATCAAAGTGGTGTTGGTATCATTCTGTATGGAGATAAAACAGCGATTTCTTATGCTACAGCATTTGATAGAATTAATGTTAGAAGATTATTCATCGTTGTTGAGAAGGCATTAGAAAAAGCAGCACAATCTCAATTATTTGAACTTAATGATGAGATCACAAGATCAAACTTCCTTAATATTGTTGAACCATATCTTCGTGATATTCAAGCAAAGAGAGGACTTTATGATTTCAGAGTTATTTGCGATCAAACAAATAACACTCCTGACGTAATTGATAATAATGAATTTAGAGCTGATATTTTCTTAAAACCAACCAAATCTATTAATTATATTACTTTAACTTTTGTTGCTACTCGCACAGGAGTTAGCTTTGAAGAGGTTGCAGGTCGAGTTTAATTTTTAATTTTAATCAATCACCGAAGGAGGAATTAAAAAATGTCCACCCTAAGAACAATCACAAATTTCAAATCTAGATTAGCTGGTGGTGGTGCAAGACCCAACCTGTTTGAAGTTAGCATCCCAAATTTTCCAACTGCTGCTCTTGGGTCAAACTGGGATAATGAAACATTTCAATTTTTATGCAAAGCAGCTGCATTACCAGCATCAAATGTTGCCCCAATCGATGTTCCTTTTAGAGGTCGTATTCTAAAAGTTGCTGGAGACAGAACATTTGATACTTGGACAGTTACTGTTATTAACGATGAAAACTTCAAGTTAAGAACTGCTTTCGAACAGTGGATGAATGGTATCAGTAAACTCGATAATGCAACAGGTGCTACTAATCCTTCTTCTTACATGAGCAATGCAATTGTTCATCAACTTGGAAGAGGAGCAGGTACAAGAGAATCTACATCCAATACAACTGCGAATGGGGGAACATCAGTTACTCCTCTTAGAACTTATAAGTTCTATGATATTTTTCCAACCAATGTTTCTCAGATTGATCTGTCTTATGATACTTCAGATACAATTGAAGAATATACCGTTGAGTTTCAAGTTCAATACTGGGCTGCAGGTAGTACTTCTGATACTGGGGCAGCAACTGACGCAACTAACGTTGTAGTTAGATAATAAATAGTAAAGAGAAATTTTTTAATTAATAATGGCAAAATTATTTGGATTTTCTATTGAAGATGCCGATCAACAGGTATCTAAAACTGTCGTATCACCCGTCCCCGAAAATAGCGAGGACGGGTCTGATTTTTATTTGAGTAGCGGTTTTTTTGGATCATATGTTGATATTGAAGGTGTCTATAGAACAGAATTTGATCTGATAAAAAGATATCGTGAAATGGCGTTGCACCCAGAGTGTGATAGTGCTATTGAAGATATTGTAAATGAAGCAATCGTATCAGATTCTGATGATAGTCCCGTAACAATAGAACTTTCAAACTTAAATGCAAGTGATGGTATAAAAACAAAAATTCGTGAAGAGTTTAAACATATACTAGAACTTTTAGATTTTGATAGAAAATCTCACGAAATTTATAGAAATTGGTATGTTGATGGAAGATTATATTATCATAAAGTAATTGATATTAAAAAACCAGAGGAAGGAATACAAGAATTAAGATATATTGATGCGATGAAAATTCGCTATGTTCGCCAGCAAAAAAGAACTCAAACTAGTCAGCAAATAAGACTGGCGAATATGAATCAACCAAATCCGATGGAATACGAGTTTCCAGAGATTGAAGAATATTTTGTATATAATCCAAAAATGACTTATCCAACCTCTAACCCATCAGCATTGGGTGGAGAGGCTGGAATCAAAATGTCCAGAGATTCGGTCACATATTGCACATCAGGACTTGTAGATAGAAATAAAGGATCAACACTTTCTTATCTTCACAAAGCAATTAAATCTCTCAATCAACTTCGCATGATTGAGGACAGTCTTGTTATCTATAGATTGTCTCGTGCTCCAGAAAGAAGAATTTTCTATATTGATGTTGGTAATCTTCCTAAAGTAAAGGCAGAACAATATCTTCGTGACGTAATGATGCGTTATCGCAATAAACTAGTTTATGATGCATCAACTGGTGAAGTTCGTGATGATCGCAAGTTTATGAGTATGCTTGAAGACTTTTGGCTTCCAAGAAGAGAAGGTGGTCGTGGTACAGAAATTACAACTCTTCCTGGTGGGCAAAATCTTGGAGAAATTACAGATATTGAATACTTCAAGAAAAAACTTTATCGTTCTCTAAATGTACCACCATCAAGAATGGATGGCGAAGGTGGATTCAATCTTGGACGTTCTTCAGAAATCCTTAGAGATGAATTAAAATTCACAAAATTTGTTGCTCGTTTAAGAAAAAGATTTTCTCAGATGTTTAATGATATGCTGAGAACACAGCTACTTCTTAAAAATATAATAACACCTAAAGATTGGGAGATGATGGAAGAGCATATTCAATATGACTTTTTATATGATAATCATTTTTCAGAATTGAAAGATGCAGAGTTATTATCCGAAAGATTAAATATGGTAGCAACTGCAGAACCATATATTGGAAAATATTTTTCTCAAGACTATGTTCGTAGAAAGATTCTGCGTCAAACTGATGTTGAAATTATTGAGCAGGATGCATTAATTAAAAAGGAAATAGAAGATGGAGTAATCCCAGATCCAAATGCACCAATTGATCCAATGACTGGTCAACCAATGGATGGTACTGCTGGTATGGATTTAGGACAACCTCAAATGGAACCAAACTCTGATGGGGTAAAGGATGGGGGATCAACAGAGGCTGATGGAAAACCTGCAGAACTCAATACGTCTGCATCAAAAATGCCCAAGGGTGGGAAAATATAAATAATAAAGATTTAAAATAATGGTACAAATAAATGGATGAACTACTGGATATGATCATTGGAGATGAAAGTCCATCACAAGTTAGTGATAAAATAAAAGATTTACTTTTTTCAAAAGCATCTGAAAGGATCGATTCATATAGACCAATAGCAGCATCATCCCTTTTCGGAGAAGTAGAAGAATCTTCCGAAGAAGAATGATTAATAAATAATTAGTAAATGAATTTCTAAGAATAATGGCTCATAGACCAGTTGGGGCAGGAATCTCCCTATCAACTACTGCAACTGCAGCAGCGACTACTTCCTTTTCAGTTCAGTCTGATGTTTTAAGAGTTGCTGCCGTAACTTCAGGTGCTTTTGTAGCAATTGGAACAAATCCAACGGCGACAACAACTGATTACTATATTCCAGCAGGAACGACAGCAACTCTTGCAATGACTAAAGGATCAAATAGAGTTGTTGGAATTACAACAGGAACAACAACGTTAATTGATTTCCCAGAGGGTACTCAATGTCCGTTTGGAGCTGGTGATTTTGTCACCCTATCAACTGGAAATACAAATCAACCTTATCACAATATCACCCATGCTGCTGTTTTATCTGTTGATTCAACAACAGGTGTAGGTGGTCTTTATCAAACACGTTGCACTCTAAATTATAATAGTAGCGGAGTTGTTACTGCATTTAATGCTGGATTATCTCCAGATGCAGTACTAAGATTATCGTTAAGATTATCTGCTAGAACGGAAGGTAGTGCTGGAGTTGTATACGCGCAACAAGTTCAAATTAGCGGACAAGCCTAAAATGAAACTCATCAGAGAAGAAGTAGAATCAGTAGAGTTTATCGTCGAAGAAAAAGACGGTAAAAAATCTCTATATATCGAAGGAGTTTTTCTCCAAGGTGATATCAAGAACCGTAATGGTAGAATGTATCCGATGGAAACACTTCGCCGTGAAGTTTCAAGATATTCCGAAAATCATATTCAAGAAGGAAGAGCTCTTGGAGAACTAGGTCATCCCGATGGTCCTACTGTAAATCTTGATCGCGTTTCCCATAAAATTGTTTCTTTAAGAGAAAGTGGATCTAATTTTATCGGAAAAGCAAAAATTTTAGGAACACCGATGGGTAAGATTGCAGAATCTTTAATCAGTGAAGGTGTTAAGTTAGGAGTTTCTTCTAGAGGTATTGGTTCATTAACGATTAATAGAGAAGGAGTTAATGTTGTAGGTGAAGACTTCATGCTTGCAACTGCTGCGGATATCGTAGCAGATCCTTCCGCTCCTGATGCATTTGTTCATGGAATTATGGAAGGTAAAGAGTGGGTTTGGGAAGGTGGAATTCTTCGTGAAAAATTTGCCGAAGCAACTAAACGTAGAATTAATACATTAGTTGATCAGAAAGTTCTTGACGAACAGAAATTAAATCTTTTTAAAGATTTTCTTTCAAATTTATAAATTGATAAATAAATATAGATTAAATTAGAGGTTAATCGGAGAGTTCAAATGTCTCGTGGAGATTTACAAGAAATGGAAGTAGGCACTAAACCATCCAAAACCGCCGTTAATGCTAACGCTAAGGCGGGGGAAGCTGCCCCAAAACTATCTGGATCAACTCCAGGTCAAACTGGTAGTTGGGAAGATCTTGGAGGTCCTGATCCTTCAAACTACAAGCCAACAGATGATTCGGCAAAGCTGAAAACTCCTGGCACAACATTACAACAAGTTAGAAATGTTGTTAACAAAGGAGCAAAACCAGCAATGGGAATGGCTGGTGTTAAGGAAGAATATGATGAAGACGAGGAGCTCCTCGAAGCAAAAGACGAAGAGGAAGATGACGAAGAGCAAGATGATGAGGAAGAAGAGTCTGGTAAGGGCAAGAAAAAAACTGTAAAAGAAGCCCGTAAGGCAAAAGAAGAAGATGATGAAGAAGATGATGAAGAAGATGATGAAGAAGAAGATGAATCAGGTAAGGGTAAGAAAGTTGCAGAATCAACTGAAGAAGATGAATCTTTCGATATCGACGAAGATGTAAATGCACTTGTCGGTAACGAAGATCTCTCAGAAGAATTCAAAGAAAAAGCAAGAACCATTTTTGAAGCTGCTCTCAGATCAAAAGTATCTGAAATCAAAGAAGCTCTTGAAGTTCAATATGAAGAAAGACTTCTTGAAGAAGTAGCAGAAATTAAAGAATCACTTGTAGAAAGAGTTGATTCTTATCTTGAGTATGTCGCTGACGAGTGGATTCAAGAGAATGCACTTGCAGTTGAGCACGGTCTGAAGACCGAAATGACCGAATCATTCCTTTCAGGAATGAAGGAACTTTTTGAAGCACATTATGTATCAATCCCTGAAGATAAATATGATGTTCTTGATAGCATGGTAGAAAAACTTGATGAAATGGAAGAAAAACTCAACGAGCAGATTGAGAAAAACATTTCACTCAACAAGCGTCTCGCAGAGTCGGTTGCTGATGGAATCTTAGATCAAGTTTCTGAGGGCTTAGCAGCAACTCAGAAAGACAAGCTCGCTTCACTTGCCGAAAGTGTTGAGTTTGAAAGTGAGGAAGAATATCGTGAAAAACTGGAGACCTTGAAGGAATCATATTTCCCTTCGCATAAAACTCCAAAGGCTAGAACTGAAAGTCTTTCAGAACAAGTAGACAGCTCCCCAGAAGCAATGACGGGTTCAATGGCTGCTTACTTGAAGACTCTTTCAGCATTCAGCAAATAATTGAATTTAATATCATTCAAACCCCCTAAAACACACTACAAAAGGTAAACGCAAATGTTCCATTCAGAGCATCTGCAGGAAAAGTGGGCACCTCTCCTCAACTATGAGGGTCTTGATTCAATCAAAGATTCCCATCGTAGAGCGGTAACCGCCGTCCTGTTAGAAAACCAAGAAAGATTTTTAAGAGAGCAATCTGCTTTCGAAACTTCGGGATCATTCCTGACCGAAGCTCCAACCAACGCCACTGGTAGCACAACTGGTGCCCCTGGTTTTGGTGGTCAAGCTGCTGCAGGTGGTCCTACCGCTGGTTTCGATCCCGTACTGATCTCGCTGATCCGTCGTTCGATGCCTAACCTGATCGCCTATGATGTTGCAGGCGTTCAACCAATGAGTGGTCCTACTGGACTCATCTTCGCAATGCGTTCACGTTATACCAACCAGTCTGGTACTGAAACCTTCTACAACGAAGTTGATTCAGCATACTCTGGTCAAGACTTTGGATTCGATGCTACTTCTGGTATTTCCGATACCGCAGCTGGTATGGGTACTACTACTCAATCAGGCACCAACCCATCAGTTCTGAACCCAGTCGGTACTGCATCATCAACTGGTTATAACGTTGGTCAAGGTATGCGTACAGATGACGCAGAAAACCTTGACGGTACAACCACAAATGCATTCAACCAAATGGCTTTCTCAATCGAGAAAGTTACGGTTACTGCAAAGTCACGCGCTCTGAAGGCTGAGTACAGCTTAGAACTGGCTCAAGACCTCAAGGCAATCCACGGTCTGAATGCTGAAGCGGAATTAGCAAACATTCTCTCAACTGAGATTCTTGCTGAAATCAACCGCGAAGTTATCAGAACCATCTATAAGGTTGCTGAGCAAGGTGCTGTACAAAACACCGCTACCGCTGGCGTATTCGACCTCGATGTTGACTCCAATGGTCGTTGGTCAGTTGAGAAGTTCAAGGGTCTGCTGTTCCAAATCGAAAGAGATGCGAACGCAATCGCTCAAAGAACTCGTAGAGGGAAGGGTAACATCATCCTGTGTTCTGCTGACGTTGCTTCAGCACTCACCATGGCTGGTGTTCTCGATTACACCCCTGCACTCAATGCTAACCTGTCTGTTGATGATACTGGCAATACCTTTGCTGGTACTCTGATGGGCAAATTCCGCGTCTACATTGACCCATATGCTGCTAACCTGACTGCTGCTAACGCTGCTCCTACAGGTGGTAACCAGTACTATGTTGTCGGTTATAAGGGTTCTTCACCTTATGACGCTGGTCTCTTCTATTGCCCATATGTTCCTCTCCAAATGGTACGTGCCGTTGGTGAGAACAGCTTCCAGCCAAAAATCGGATTTAAGACCCGTTACGGCATGGTTGCTAACCCATTCGCTGAAGGAACCAATAAGGGTCTTGGCGGACTCAATGTTAACCAAAACCGTTACTACAGAAGAGTTGCTGTTAAGAACCTCATGTGATCCATTCACATACTTCTCAGAGGGTCCTCAGGGACCCTCTTTTTTTATCTAAATAATTAGAAAAATGTCTAGAAACGCATTTAGTAAACAGATAGAAAATAGAAATTTTCTATCACCTCTTGGATTTAAGTTTACTTTAAATCGAGCACCAAAAGTAGCTTTCTTTTCTAATTCAGCAAATATTCCTGGATTAACTCTTGGCGTAACAAGGCAAACAAATTACTTAAAGGATATCGATGTTCCTGGAGATAAAATAGAATTTGAAGATTTTAGTTTGAGATTTTTAGTTGATGAAGATTTAGAAAATTATATGG